AGCTGCATCTGCAAGAAAAATGTGCGGCATCAAAATGCAAAGAACTGCAATCGCTGGCATGTCTGGAAAAGAGCAGGTCTTTAAATACATGTCTGAACATGATCTTAAACATGTTGTGTGGCCCAAGAAGAAGAGTGGTAAGGACGAGGAGTGGAGCAGAGATGCCACCGATGCATATGTGATAGCAAGGGCAACTTGTCTTTTGAAAAGTGAAGATGGCTGATGGTATGATGAAAGTATATTGGTAGCAACAGTCGCAGATCGTCTCAGCTTTTATGAATCCGTCTTCGGTCGTGGAAGATTATCGGGTAATGGCATCAATTTTGATGTCAGGTGCCCAATTTGCGCACCCAATGACCCAAGCAAGAAAAAACTATCCATCAGGACGACTGATGATGCAAATCACTGCTGGACATGCGGATGGAAATCACGAGGTTTGGCTCCGTTACTTCGTAAGTATGGCACTCAGGATCAACTAATAGCTTATCGATTGATGTGCGGCGTTGATCGTCTCGACATGTCTCATGATGTTGTCGACGTTCAGCCCCTGACATTACCAGCTGATTTTCAACTCATCGCAACTTCCAACGAGTCAGATCCTGATGTCAAGGCAGCACGAAGATATCTCATATCTCGAGGACTTGACGAAAGAGATGAGTGGTATTTTAAATTAGGACTTTCAGCTGAACCGAGATGGTATCGACGCATCATCATGCCATCGTTCGACGCATCAGGGAAGCTCAATTACTTCACAGCCCGTGCATTCGACAGAAATAAAAAACCGAAGTACGACAACCCTGATGTCGATAAAAATCCTGTCATATTCAATGAGCTCAACATCGACTGGTCACGAAGATTGACATTGGTTGAAGGTCCTTTCGACCTCGTCAAATGCCCAGAAAATTCAACTGCACTTTTAGGATCTGATCTCGACGAGCGGCATGAGATTTTCAATAAAATACTTCTTCATGGGACACCGGTGGCATTGTCGCTTGATGGTGATATGTGGTTGAAGAAGACGCCACGTCTTGTCAAACGCTTACAGGAATATAACATTGACGTCGTAGTCGTGGATGTTAGACCATGGGGTGACCCAGGCTCCATGTCCAAAGCAGAATTTGAGACTGCATTGTCAGAAGCTCGACCTCTCCAATGGAACGACACATTTCTTGACAGGCTTGATAGCATAGCATCGGCATCTATCAGATTATTTTGAACTAATCGTATAATCCATAATATTATTGATTCAATGCCTCGTATTTGCCACACAGCTGATATCCACATTCGATCGCTGAGTCGTCACGATGAATTTCGAAAAACATTTCAACTGATGATAGATGACTGTCGGCGACAGGCAGTCGATCACATTTTCATTGGTGGTGATATTTTTCACACAAAAACCACAGGCATCTCTCCTGAGTACATCGACCTAATGACATGGTGGCTGAACTCAATGGCTGAGGTTGCTGAAGTTCACATGATGTTAGGAAACCACGATGGAAACCTTGTCAATATGTCCCGACAGGATGCAGTCTCTCCTGTCGTTGATGCTATCAATAATCCAAGGGTTCATCTTTACAAGAAGAGCGGTCTCTATGAGTTCACGCCAGGCTTCACTTTTTGTGTTTTTTCTCTTTTCGATGAAGTAGGTTGGAAAAATGTTGTTCCGGCTAAAGACAAAGTCAACATTGCATGTTTTCATGGTTCAGTCAGAGAGTGTCTGACTGAGACAGATTGGAAAGTTGAAGAAGGTCTCAATCGAGAATTTTTCTCAAATTATGACTTCACATTTTTAGGTGATATTCACCGCAGACAAAATCTCGTCTTTCGAGATGGTAAACCTGTGATGGCATACCCAGGAACATTGATTCAACAAAACTACGCAGAGTCGCTTGATCATGGATATCTGTTGTGGGACATACGAGATCAAAATGACTGGGATGTCTCGTTCAGACAATTACCTAACGAAAAACCGTTTGTCACCATAGACTGGGTAGATGATGTTGAGACAACACTACAACTTGCTAAGAAATATCCTGTAGGAAGCAGGTTCAGGATCAGGTCACAGTCACACCTTCGTCAGGATGAGATGCACAGCATCTCTGAGTCATTGAAAACTTCAATGTCGGCGCTGGAGGTTACGTATAAATCTGACGATTTTATCTCTACAAAAGAAATCATCACTGACGGCGAGTCTATAACCAAATCTGACCTGAGGTCAGCCGATGTGTTGCTTAAGTTCTTCAATGACTTCAAAGAAGATGCTGAGTTAACTCAGGAAGAGACTGTAGCTGCATCAGATCAGATTAAACAATGCCTGTCAGCTGTGACTGAAGATGACTATGTTGTCAGAGGATCGAAGTGGTCTCTAAATCAACTCAAATGGGACAACACTTTTGCATACGGCGAAAATAATGCGATAGACTTCGACAAACTTCGTGGTATTGTTGGTATCTTTGGCGCGAATAGGACAGGTAAATCATCGATCGTTGGCACGATGATGTACTCACTCTTCAACACCACGGACCGTGGTCCGATGAAGAATATTTATGTTTGTAATGTCAGAAAGCCTCACTGCTACACAAGAGCTGTCATCACTCATAACGGCATTACATATGCAATGGAGAGGCAGACGACTAAGTCTACGAACAAGCGTGGCATTGTTTCTGCTGCCACATCTCTCAATCTTTTCAGGATGCGCGAGGATGGTGAGTTTGATGATCTGTGTGGTGAGCAAAGAAACGATACTGAGAAGACGGTAAGAAATTTAATTGGTTCCGCCGATGATTTTTTGATGACTTCCTTGTCAGCACAGGGTGAGACGAGTCAGTTCATCCTTCAGGGTTCTTCAAAGCGTCGAGCAATAGTTTCTCGTTTTCTTGATCTTGACATCTTCGACAAGATGTATGAAGTTGCGAACAAGGAGCTTAATGCTCTCAAGTCACAATTGCGAAATTTTCCTGAGAGAGACTGGGATGCCATGACATCTTCCTCAAAGGATGAGCTTCGATTGCTCGATGCTGAAATAAAGAATTTTAGCGACACGATGTCAGACACTCAGATAAAGTTAAATCTGCTTCGTTCTGATTTGTCTCATCGTGACGTGACACCTGTGACACAGGCTGATGTCATCATGCAAAGGGCACGGGTAACATCTTTTCGTGACACGCATGAATCACTAGTTGAAAGCATGTCAGAGTTATCAACTTCTATCGAGTCAATGCGGCTGAAGTTATCAGACATCAACAAAATAATTGATGTCAACGATATCAACGATATGAAGCGTCGTCGAGACGCTCAGAGAGTATTTGATGATTCGATTCTAAAATTAAGGCATCTCCTTGACAGAGAGGGCACCCTTCTAAAGCAGCAGAAAAAGTCACTTCAAATTTTGAGTGAGGTTCCTTGCGGCGATGATTATCCGACGTGCAAATTCATAAAAGATGCACACGAAGACAAGACAAAAATGTCAGAGCAATCCAACAAGGTCGTCTCTGCTGCGGCTGCGCTGCAGGCTGCAGAAAAATCTGCAGAACTTGCGAATGATTCGATGTTATCTGAGAAGATAACACGCCATGAAAAGGCGACTGACCTGGCATCAAAGATAATGCTTGAGATAGCAAGCAAAGAGACTCGTATTGAAAAGCTTCGATCGTCGATTGCATCGACATCATCCTCACTCTTAGAGGCAGAGGCACAACTACGACTTCTGGATGACGCTTTAAAAAATGACGAAAATATAGAAGTGGTTTCTATAAGAAATAAAATAGAAGATTTATCTGATGTCATCAGGAGAACAGACGCTTTAAGATTGACGGCCGTAACTCGTCGTGGTACGCTGGCAGCTTATGCTGAAAAAGTTGCAGAAGAAAAGATGTTGAGGTCAGTGATACTCAATAAGATGCACGTTCAAGAGCTCGTCTCATCTGCTTTTTCAAAACGTGGGATACCACTCACCATCATGAAGTCTCAGTTACCGCTTGTCAACATTGAAGTTTCAAAAATTCTTCATGGCATAGTAGATTTTACGATAGAGTTAGAAAGTGATGAATCGACAGATGCCCTTGAGATATACATTGACTATGGAGATTCTCGGAGAATTATTGAACTTGCGAGTGGCATGGAGAAGACGATTGCTTCGATAGCGCTAAGGGTCGCAATGATCAACATATCATCTTTGCCTAGATCAGACATCTTCATCATTGACGAAGGATTCGGTACTTTGGATAGTTCAGGCGTTGAGGCATGCAATAGACTTCTGATTTCTCTAAAGAAGTACTTTAAAACTGTCATCGTCATCACCCATGTAGACGGAATCAAGGATTCCGCTGATCACATCATCGATATTTTGAAGAATGAAAAAGACGCAGCTGTGAGGCATACATGAAATGGCAACCCTATCCAAATGACAGACTTGTCGCAGAACATCCTGAAGGATTTTTTGTCATCAAATCAGAAACGCCGGTCAAAGGTGTCCCCTTGTTCTGCGAGGTCTGTGACTGCATGATGAAATCTCAATATGACGAATTATCGCATCAAAAGTTTGGATGTTGTGACAGGTGCGCTTCAGCTTGGGCTTATCAAAATGTAGAAAGATGGCTTGCAGGTGGGAGACCCACCAAAGATGAAGTTGAAAAATACATGAGTATTCTGTCATCCTCACCATGATGTGCCTATTTAATCCCGCGAGGAAACGATGGAAGAAATTAACTTAGCAGCTCTCGGGCAGGCAATAGACACAACCTGGGGAAGATCTTCGACTCCGCGGACAGCTTCATACTCCGTAAAATTCACTTTGACTGGCAGTGGATTAATGGCTTCTTATCAAGCCATTGTCAATTTTGCTTCAGAAAAAGAGATGATTCTCATGAAGAGAAGCTACGCCGAAGAATCGCAAAGTATCATTGCTGCTCACGTAGCCGCCGTCAAGAAGGCCTATAAAGAGATCTCAGGATCGACATTGAAGGTGAAAGAAGTGAGCAGCGTAGACTCCATCGAAATAATAAATTTCAATGTTCACAACCCTAAGAGGACTGCATACTACAGGCGAAAGACTTCGTTAGAAGTTGCATAATGGGATCGCCGCTAACACGACAGGGCCAAGTGGCCGAGATACTGAAGTGTGGCAAGAATCCATCGTATTTTATTAATAACTACGCAAAGATTCAACACCCGGTTCAGGGCTTGATTCCATTTGACACCTATGATTTTCAGGATGATTGCCTAAAATCTTTTGAGGAACATCGATTCAGCATTGTGTTGAAGTCACGCCAGCTAGGTCTGTCGACAGTGACAGCTGCCTATGCACTGTGGATGGCTCTTTTTAAGAAGGATAAAAATATCCTCGTCATTGCAACTAAGTTACCGACAGCCATGAACTTCATCAAGAAGGTGAAGACAATGTTGGATTCGTTGCCTCCGTGGTTGTTGTTGACAAAATTTGAACCCACAAAGCAATCCATTAAATTCACCAATGGATCTACGATAACTGCGATCCCAACGTCTCCCGACGCAGGCCGCTCCGAAGCGCTAGCACTTCTTATCATCGATGAGGCAGCCTGGATTCGGGATTTCGATGAGATCTGGACAGGTCTTTATCCAACATTGTCAACAGGTGGTTCTGCGATATTGTTATCTACGCCGAACGGTGTAGGTGGACAATATTATAAATTATGGGTCGGTGCTGAGGCTGGTGTCAATAACTTTCATCCTATCAAATTGCCATGGTGGGTGCATCCAGAGCATGACCAGGAGTGGTTTGATAAAGAGTCGCGTAGTCTTCCAAAGCGAAAGATTGCACAAGAGTTTAATTGTGACTTCATATCTTCTGGCGACACGTTTTTGCAGCCTAGCGAATTAGAAAAGGTGTATGATTCTATCAGACAGCCTCTTGAAAAAACAGGTCCGCAGAATGGTATTTGGACGTGGCAAAAACCAATACCAGGACAGAAATACATCATTTCAGCAGATGTCTCCCGTGGTGACGCTTCTGACTTTTCTGCGTTTCATGTCATTGACTACGATACTAAAGAAGTAGCCGTAGAGTTCATGGGTAAGACACCTCCTGATAAATTAGCTGACCTGTTGGCTGAATACGGTCATCTTTATAATGATGCTCTCATCTGTCCTGAGCAAAATACTTTTGGATATTTCACATGCGTCAAACTACGAGACATGAAATATCCGACTCTGTACTACCCGAACAGCAACGGTGATATGTTTGCATATAGGCCAATAGATCCCGAAACAACGCCAGGTTTCATTACTTCACAAAAATCAAGAAATCAGGTCCTCACAAAACTGGAGGAGCTGATAAGGAATGATATTTTAAAGACGCGTTCACAACGGCTTTACGATCAACTACAGGCTTTTGTTTGGCATGGTAGCAAAGCTGCAGCTTCAAAAGACTCGCATGACGATCTTATCATGAGCATTGCAATAGGATCGTGGCTGGTCTCAGACGATGTAGGCTCTTCCGAACAATCCATGGCGATGGCAATGGCAATGCTAAAGGCGACATTTAAATCTTCAAATTCAATTGATACGTTACCAGGAGGCATGAACGATGTCAAGCCTGTTCAAAAGCATCAAATAACCAACTATGACAGCAGTCAGGTCGCCCGTCCACGCGACGCATCGCAGATCAAAAATGCAGATGTGTCAGATTTTTCATGGTTGTATAAGTAATAGAGTATATTTACATGCACAGAGGATTCAGATATGCCAAAGATTAATTTTGAAAGACTTCAGAATATTATTCGCGAAGAAGTCACTGCATTTGCGCAAGGAGCAGCTCAGAAAGCTGATGTAGTCTCACCAACAAAGACTGCAGCTCAAGAAGCTGATATAGTCTCCAAAATAGCGAGAGGTGCAGGTTCGATGCTAAGCGCTATATCAAATTTCGAAGAAATAGAGAGTGAATCATTAAAGGCTTCTATCGGTTCAAAAATAGAAGATGTCAAGAAGATATTGATGCAGGTCGTTCAGAATCCTTATAATTATATCGACAAGACAAAGCCTGCATCAGTGTCCAACGTAAAGTCACAGATTGCGCAGCCTCAGCCTCAAGCTGTATTGCCTGCAGTGACTCCTCCTGTCAAAAAAACAACCGTCAAACCAC